ATCGGGTCTCTGTTTTAACAGCGGCTAGCAAACTTGATAAGGGAGATAAGGTAATTAAAGATGTAGGCCAAAGCTTTCATTTCAAGCTAGTGGCGCCCCAACCACAGTTTGTTGAATACCTGAAGCGTAAGGTACTGAAAGACCCACAAAGGTTGTTCGACACCATCGTTATTTTGGATTTTAATGACTCTGGTAGTGGTCTGTATGCGCTCAAAAGGGATACGGAAAGTCTGTTCAAGGATTTTGGCTTAAGAGTAAGTTATAATGGCGGGATGATAGTGCCTGAGGTTATTGCTGTTTCTATTGCCGATTCGCCGGAGCCCAGTGTAAATAATCCGACGGAAAAAGATGTAATAAGGAAGCAAATGCGCGACCTGTACTTTAAGTCAATCGATGATTCTATTTCTCAGGGGCATAAGGCAGATTTTAAAAATTTTGGCGATGCGATGCAACTTGGACATCTGAAGGCTAGTATTGGAAGAAATGCTGAGAAGCGGGGGTATAGTAATCCCGAACACTGGCAAAGTCCTAAAGTTTTGACCGCTGGGAAGGCGCAGGAAAACTACCAATATAATAAAAAGCTTTATCAGTCAGCGTTTCAACTCGAAATTCCTAAGGAGTTGTACCAGTACATAATAGATGCAACTTTTGTTGGGGAGGGGCGACAAATCAATGACTAAACACAGCTGATGTTTTTTACAGCCGATATGGTGTCGGAGAGCCTATTGCTTGGATTCCTAGTAAGTTGAGGTGGTTATCCAGTCAAAGAGTCGTAAGTTAAAATAATTGAGTCATGTTTGACTGCACCATCCAACCCTGCGCCAGTTTTTTTCATTGCCGTCTGTCCCGGTGATATCGTGCATCCTTTCCCAAAGGAGTGACCTGCATGAAATTGATCGTAGGAGCGCTGGCGGTAGCGCTGTTGGCGGGGTGTGCGACGTCGCCAGTTCCGTCCAGTGAAGCCGACCCGGTCCCATCGTCAAGATTGTTTGCGTTTCAAACCCCGGCGCATGGTGATTCGATACTCATTGTCACCCGGGATACGGGCTTTGTTGGCAGCGGCTGCAATACGACGGTGAGCATCGACGGTCGCCGGGCAGCAGAAATCGCCTCAGGCGAGACCGCGAAATTCCGCGTTGCTCCAGGTGAGCACATTTTATCTGCTTCATCCTGCGGAAGCGGCCTGAAAGAAAGGGAAGCGAACATCAAAGCAGGAATCACCAAGAAATTCAGGATATCCATAGACTCAGCAATGAGCATGGACTTATCACCCACCATGCAATGACAGAAGCCGCCTTCGGGCGGTTTTTTATGTCCGGAGAAAAAGCCTTGGCAGCCACGCTCAGTAATAACCCAGCCATGACCACCATTCTTCTTTCTGGCCCGCTCATCAAGCTGTTCGGCCGTGTTCACTATCGTGAGCTTGGCAGCAGATCCGTGGGCGAGGCCTTCAAGGCACTCAAGTGCACACTGGAAGGATTTGAGGCGGCGATCAAGGATCTTGAACGAAAGGGGATGCGTTTCGCGATTTTCAGGAATAGGAAAAACGTAGCTGAAAAAGATTTCGGCCTCGGTGGAACCCAAGAGATTCGCATCGTCCCGGTCATTTCTGGCAGCAAGCGGGCAGGCGTTCTTCAAACAATTATTGGTGCGGTTCTGGTAGTTGCCGGCTCGTACTTTGGCCAGCCCTGGGCCGTGCAATTGGGCGCTGGACTGGTAGCTGGTGGCGTCATTCAGATGCTCAGCCCTCAAGCTAAGGGTTTGAAGCAGAGCGCCTCCCCCGAAAACGCACCGTCCTACGCCTTCGGCAGCGCCAAGAACACTACGGCCAGCGGCAACCCGGTACCGATCTGCATCGGCGAACGCCGGTGGGGTGGGATGATCATCTCGGCCTCGATTCTGGCCGAAGACAAAGTGTAAGCAAGACAGCAGCACACCAACCGCCCGTGAGGCGGTTTTTTTATGCCTGGAGGAAAGCATGGGCGCAGCGGAACAGATCGAGATTTACGGCGAGAAGGGCGGCAGCAGCAAGCCGAAGTCGCCGGTCGAAGCCAGCGACAGCCTGCGCTCGACCAACCTTGCGAAATTGCTGATCGCCGTGGGCGAGGGCGAGTTCGACAGCGTTCCTACTGATTTCGACATCTACCTGGACAACACGCCAATCCGCGATGCCAGCGGCAACTACAACTTCCCGAACGTGAAGTGGGACTGGCGCCCGGGCTCGGTGGATCAGACGTACATCCCCGGCATTCCGTCCGTGGAAAACGAGACGTCGCTGAACATCGAGCTGCGCAGCGATTCGCCGTGGGTTCGCTCGATCACCAACACCCAGCTTTCCGCCGTGCGCATGCGTTTGGCTTGGCCAGCGCTTCAACGCTCCGATGACCAGGGCAATGTCGGCGGTTATCGGATCGAGTACGCCATCGACGTGGCCACCGACGGCGGCGCCTATCAGCAGGTGCTGGTGGACGCCGTTGATGGCAAGACCACGACGCGCTACGAGCGTTCGCGCCGCATTGATCTGCCGACCGCCACCACGGGCTGGCAGATCCGCGTGCGTCGCCTGACGCCGAACCAGAACAGCAACAAGGTCGCCGACACCATGCTGGTGGCGGGCTACACCGAAGTCATCGACGCCAAGCTGCGCTACCCAAACACCGCGCTGCTCTACATCGAGTTCGACGCCGAGCAGTTCACCAACATCCCGGCGGTGACAGTTAAGTGCAAGGCCCGCCGCTGGATGGTGCCGAGCAACTACGACCCGATCCAGCGCACCTATACCGGGACGTGGGACGGTTCAATGAAGTCGGCCTGGACCAATAACCCTGCGTGGATCACTTACGGCATCTGCACAAACGATATGTTTGGCTTGGGCAAGCGCATCAAGCCGTGGATGGTCGATAAATGGGAGCTCTACCGAATTGCCCAGTATTGCGACCAGTTAGTGACGAACGGTTTGGGTGGTACCGAGCCACGATTCCTTTATGACCTGAATTTGCAGGGCAAGGCCGATGCCTGGTCTTTGCTGCGCGATATCACCGGCAGTTACCGGGGCATGACGTACTGGGCTCAGGGCCAACTGGTGATGCAGGCCGACATGCCACGCGCGCAGGACTTCGACTACGTGTTCACCCGGGCCAACGTCATCGACGGCAAATTTTCGTACGGCAGCGCCTCGGCGAAGACCCGTTACACCCGGGCACTGGTCAGCTACGACAACCCGGCGAACAACTACGACACCGACGTCATTCCGTTCGCTGACCTGGATCTGCAGCGTCGCTACGGCGACCGCCCGACAGAGCTGAGCGCCATTGGCTGCACCCGCGCCTCCGAGGCTCAACGCCGTGGCAAGTGGGCGATCTTGAGCAACAACCAAGACCGCACCGTGTCGTTCAAGACCGGCATGGAGGGTGTGATCCCGCTGCCGGGCCACATCATCCCGGTGGCGGATTCTTTGCTCGCGGGCCGCGAAGTCGGCGGCCGGATCTCGGCGGTGGCGGGGCGGGTGATCACGCTCGATCGTGATACCCAGGCCAAGGCAGGTGATCGGTTGATCATCAACCTACCTGGCGGCCGCGCCGAGGGCCGCACCGTGCAGAGCGTCAATGGCCGCGCCGTGACAGTGACTGTCGCATACAGCGAGCCACCGGTTGCGCAATTGCAATGGGCGCTCGACGCCGATGATTTGGCGATCCCGCTGTACCGTGTGCTGCGCACCAAGCGCACTACCGAGGGCGACTTCGAGATCAGCGCGCTGCAGTTCGAGCCGAGCAAGTTCGCGCACATCGACACCGGTGCTCGCCTTGAAGAGCGGCCAATCAGTGTGATTCCGATCACCGTCGTACCGGCGCCGGCGAGCGTGTCCCTCGCGTCGACGTCTTCGGTGGTCCAGGGCTTGGCCGTGGCCACCATGACGATCAGTTGGCCCGCCGTGGACGGCGCAGTCGGTTATGACGTGGAGTGGCGCAAGGACAGCGGCAACTGGATCAAGGTGCAGCGCACCGGCATGACCAACGTGGACGTGGTCGGCATTTACGCTGGCGGCTACGTGGCCCGGGTGCGCGCGGTGAGTGCGTTCGACATCTCGTCGCAGTGGCGCAACTCGGTTCTGACCAACCTCAGTGGTAAGCAAGGATTGCCACCCGCATTGGCGTATTTGAAAACGATCAGCAAAGTTTACGGCATTGGTCTGGAGTGGGGGTTTCCGCCTGGCGCGGAAGACACTCAGCGCACCGAGATCTGGAACAACAATATCAACGATCTGGCTACCGCTGTGAAGTTGGCGGATTTCGCCTATCCGCAATCGAATCACGAAATGCAGAACATCGTGCCAGGCACCAGTCTGTTCTTCTGGGGGCGACTGGTGGATCGCATTGGCAACGTGGGGCCATGGTTCCCGGCAGTAAATGGTGTCAACGGGCAGGTGAGCATCGACCAGTCCGAGTACGAGCAGTACTTCCTCGGGAAAATTCAAGAGTCAGCCTTGGGAGAGCAGCTTTTCAAAGAGATCGGCAAGATATCCGGCGACGGTGAAGGCTCGGTCAACGAACGGCTTGAACAGGCCAAGCAGGAACTGGAAGACCTGATCGGCGAAATCACCGATGCGATGGTCTACGACCCGGCGAAACCGTATGGGAAGGGCGAGGTGGTGCGACTCGATGGTCGCCTGTTCTCGGCCATCAAGGCTGTTCCCGTTGATACGCCTCCGCCGAATGCCGAGTTCTGGTACGACATGGGCTCGATTGCCGAAACCTCCAATGCAATGGCGCTGCAGATCCAGAAGCACACCGCCCAGATCGATACCATCGACGGCAAAGTCACGGCGCAAGCTTCGACGATGCAGGCGCTGCAAGCGGCCTGGCGGGAGGACGACGGCACGGGGGCAATGAATGAGGCCCTGAAGGCGTACCAGAGCACGGCAAGTATCGTGACGAATGAGAAAGTCATTGCAGAGGAGAAGCTGGCCTCGGCTACTCGTTACACCACGCTCAATGCGGCGGTAGGCAAGAACGCCGCCAACCTGACCTCCCTCGAGGAAGTGGTTGCCACTGACAAGCAGGCCACAGCTCAGAAAATCGAGACACTCACGGCAACAGCCAATGACGCTACGGCCAAGGCAGAGATCGCCAGTACGGCTGTTTCTGGCCTCAACGGTAAGGTGTCTGCGCTGACCACCATCAAGACATCTACCACTGTTGGTGGGCGGACGGTGATGGCAGGTTTGGCGATCGGCGTGGAAGGCGATACCCAGGAGTCGCAGATCCTCGCGTTTGCTCAGCGTTTCGCGATTCTGGATGAGGTCGGTGGTCAGATGATTGCACCGTTCGTTGTCCAGGGCGGCCAGGTGTTCATGAACACGGCGATCATCAGTCAGGCCTTCATCAAGGAATTGGTACTCGGCATGACGTTGCGCTCTGCGGCGCTGAATAATCAGGGGCTGCCGTTGTTGGAGATCAACATTCCTGCCGGGACGTTTACGCTTCGCGGCCAGTCTGACAGCGGATACACCCTGCTGAACAACAACGGCATATACGTCTACGACCTGAACTACATCGAGCGCGCCGCGCTCGGGAAGATGACGTGATGGATTACTACGGCGCAAGGACGAAGAACGCCGCTGGAATGGTCACACTGGACACATCAACGATGACAGTCCGGTCAGTCGTAACCAGGCAAGTTACGGTGCCGCCCATCACCAGTGACTTCACCAGCTTCATCAACATGCCGGAGATCACTGCTCAGTCGTTTGTATGCGTGACGCTGCCCAATCCAACCAATGAGGAAGCTGCACTGCCGGCCGTGTTCTGGTCGCCGGGCCAGCTCAGGGTTCGGCGCGGGCAGGGGCTGGTGCTCAACGTTTTTATTTTGACCTATCAATAGGAGGAGGGCATGGACTACGGATTCAGGTCGCGCAACGGCCAGAACTTCTTTCAGGTCGATAGCGAGAACAAAGTGCTGAACGTGGCGGCTTCTGGCACCTATACGATCGGAAAGCCAGCGACGGCGCCCGTAACGATCACGCAAGCAGTCATCACTTATCCATCACCGATAACTACCACTGAAGCACCGCATGTGTTCCTGAACCCCTACAACCAAGGCATGTACCACTCGTTGGTTCAGATGGGCGGGCCGGGGAACTGGACGGGCTTCTATTTCCGGCTGCATCTGATGTCGCCGTTCAATAGCGCTGACTGCAGTGGGCGCTGGCTGGTCGCAACGTTCCGTTCGACTTCGCCGCCCAACGAATACGACCTGCGCTTGCGCAACGCTGCGGGCGAACAAATCTTTGTCGGTGCGGACAACCTTCTGGCGATGACCGGGCTGCCGATCAACGAAGGTTGGTCGCTCGATAATCGCGGCGGCGAGGTTTCTGGAATCTATTGGAGCGGATGCCAGATGCCCTGGACGGGGTCTTACGATGACTATTTTTTAGCATCCACGCTACTCGGCGGAAAAATCTACAACGGCAACACCACACTGCAGACGCCATGCGGCTTTCATGCGGGCGTTCGTTCGACGCTCAACGGTTACGTGGGCGCCGTGGTGAGCTCGGAGGGCGGAACGGCCAAGAACGGGCGAACCACATTTGCGGCCAAGCCCATGCGGCCGCTGTGAACCCGCCGCACACCATCAGCCCGCCGAGTGCGGGTTTTTTATTGACCAAATTTAAGGAAATGCCATGCCCTGGCTCAGAGGTGGGACCGTCGCGGTCACCAATGGATCAACGACTGTCATTGGCACAAATGCAGACTTTGCAGCGAACTCCCGGATCGGTGACGCATTCATCGGTCCCGATGGGGCCAGCTATGAGATCGGCAACGTCGCGAGCGCGACAGTGATTTCGATCATTCCGGCTTACAAGGGGCCAACAGCCAGCGGTGTCGCCTACGCCATCATGCCGGTGCAGGGCTATCCCAAGGCTCTGGCCGACTCCTTCAACAACATCAATCGTCAGTGGGGATCAAAGCTTGAGGCGCTTGGCAGCACCGGCAACTACGAAATTCTGCCGGTGGAAAAGGGTGGCACCGGAGCAACTACATCAGGGGGAGCGCTCGCAAGCCTAGGCGCGGCCAAGTCGGGCGCCAACAGCGATATCACATCCCTGTCAGGTTTGACTACAGCTCTGTCTCTCGCTCAGGGCGGCACCGGGGGCAAGAGTGCCGCCGAGGCTCGCACTGGGCTTGGGCTGGGCAGTGCAGCGATCGCCGCAATTCTAGGCACGGTCTCTCAGAGTGGCGGTGTTCCCACAGGCGCGATCTTTGAGTCTGGATCGAGCAGCGCAGGATCATGGGTGAAGTTCGCCTCTGGGCTGATGATTACAGTGCAGTCGTTGAGTCTCACCCCAGGCTGGACTTCTGTTACAGCGAACCGGTTTGCCGGTCCAATCATCGGCAATATGCCTGCTTTATTCTCCGCTGCTCCGTTGCTTTTCGTTCAGGTGCGTGATCCGTCAGCGGCGGGGCGCGCAGCGTGGTGTCCTCTGGCAGATGCCACAAACGGAAACACGTTTAGCCTGTTCCTGGCCTCGCCTTCGGCGTCGACGGTCACAACCAGCGTGTCATTCAATATTTTTGCAATTGGGAGGTGGTTTTGATGAGGATTGAATTGCGTCCGATACGGAGTGACAACACCCTGAGTCTTATCCTGAGCGGCGATTCCCTGGTGGTCAATGGTGAGGTGTTCGATTTCTCGCCGCTGGCCGACGGTGACACCTTGCCGGCGGCCGCGATCAATTCGCAGTGGTTTGCGGGCCAGGTCGATCGCGTCGATGGCCAGCTGGCGCTGACTATATTCTTGCCGCTGCCGATCAATTTCAGCCCGGAGCAGGCATATCCGGAGCCGCTGCTCAACGTTCCTGACGGTGTTGTGAGCCTGCCCCAGCCATTGGAAGATCCTGCCGTCGCCGTGGAGACCGCCAAATGAATATCGATTGGAGCAAATTGGTCACCAAGGCGATGAAGGATGCTGTTCTGGCTGCGGAGGCACTGGCGCTGGCAAAAGCTGAGCTGGCTGCACGCAACAGCACGGCAGTGTCGCAGATTGCCCGCATTCAGGATCGAGTCGACACGATCAGCTTCGGCATCGAAGTGGGAGAGGCAACTGATGAGGATGTTGCCGAACAGGCTTCGCTGCTCATCACGCTGAAATCCTGGAAGGTGTACAAATTCGCACTGGGCAAGATCACGGTTCAGCCAACCTGGTATCAGGCTCCAGTGTGGCCGGCTGAACCTCCGGTCCCGGATATTGTGGCCGCGCCAATGCTGAGCGCCGCCGAAACGAAGTGATCCGACTCGATCACTGAAACCCGCCACCGAGCGGGTATTTTTTTGCCTGGAGAAAAGTGATGACTGCAACCGAAAAAGAACGCGACATCCTCGCACGTACGCTGTGGGGCGAGGCTCGCGGCGAGGGAACGGCGGGCCAAGTGGCTGTGGCCTGGGCGATCCGCAACCGTGTGAATGACGGCAAGCCCAATTCGTGGTGGGGCGAGGGCTATGCCGGCGTGTGCCAGAAGCCGTACCAGTTCAGCTGCTGGAACAAGACCGACCCGAACTATCAGTTCCTGATCGGCGTGAAGCAGATCCCGTTCCGCGAGCTGGCGCAATGCCGAATCGCTGCTGACCAGGTGATCGACGGCAAGGTGCCTGATCCAACCGGCGGCGCCACGCATTACTACGCAACCAGCATCAAGGCGCCGGCCTGGGCGGTGAAGGCGAAGCAGACCCTCAAGCTGGGTGGCCACGTCTTCTTCAAGGATGTGCCGTGATGATTGTTCCGTGGAAAGCGGTGGGCGTGCTAGCGCTGGTGCTGATCGGCGCCGCCAGTGCCTGGCAGTTTCAGGACTGGCGCTACGAGCGGCAATTGGCAGAGCAGGCTCGGCTGCACGCCGACACCCTCAACCAAATGACCCTGGCGGCCGCCACGGCCCAGCAGGCTGAGCATGACAAGCGGCTGGCGCTCGAGCAGAGGCTGTCGGCCAGTGAGCAAACCCACTTCAGGAAAATGACTGATGCCCAACGTGACCAAGATCGCCTGCGCGATCGCCTTGCCACTTCTGATCTGCGGCTGTCAGTCCTCCTCGACGCAGCCGACGCTGCCAAAGGCTGCGGTATGCCAGCCACCACCAGCGCCGGCGGCGTGGATCATGCAGCCGTACGCGCCCGACTTGACCCGGCGCATGCTCAACGAATTATCGCCATCACCGACACCGGCGACCGGGGATTGATCGCGCTTCAGGCGTGCCAGGGATACTTGCGAGAAATTATTCGCTGACAGGGCAGATCAGTTCGGGGCCTTGATTCCGGACGTTCCCCACGGCCCGATCAACCTTGTACCACTCGAACACCTCTGTCGGTTCGCCCTGGTGCAGCACCATTTGCTCGGCGCGCTCTTTCGGTGTGGCCGGGCCCAGCCATTCCCGGGCCAACTCCGGCGACAATGCCACCGGCCGCCGGTCGTGGATGTCGACCATTCCACCGGCACTGTCGGCGGTGATGATAACAAAGCCATCGTGTTCGCCGGGGTCGTGCTCCTCATTCGGATATTGGCCGATAGCAGCACACAAGATCGGCGATTGGTCTCGGTGCCTGATCAGGTAGGGCTGCTTCTTCGGCCCGCCTTCATCAACCCACTCGAACCAGTTGTTGATCGCGACGATCGCCCGGTGGGGCCAGATTGCACGGAAGAACGGGCCGTGGGCGACTTTCTCTACTCGAGCATTGATCGGCGCGGCGCGATCCTTGGCCCAGTGCGGGCGCCATCCCCAGCGGACCATGTCGGCGTGCAGGAACTGGCCTTCCTGGTGGAAGAGGGCGAGTTGGGCAGTCGGCGCGGCGTTGTACCGGTCGAAAGGCTGCTCCCCGGTCGAGTTGACCAGGGCGTTCGGCATGCTCAGCGCCGCCACGAAGTCGTGAATGCCGCTGTACTGAGAGAGTCGTCCGCACATTGCCAGTTCCTCGCGTGAGCTTTCAGCGTAGACCCGCTGGAGCTTACTTCGTCACAAAACCTTTTCTGGCTCGGCGGGTGGGCGGGGCTTGCATTCAGGAGTTGTCCCGCTGATGGGGAAAGGAGGGCGCGTAGGGATTCTCGCCTTTAAGCGTTTTAACCTCTGTAGCCAGATGGGAGATGTGTTTGTCCTTCGCCATCAGTTCCCAGTTGCTTTTGATCTGGATGTCGCTAGCTCGCCGGTGAGCCTCGGCAGCTTCAGCCTTGGCTGCGGTCAGCTGTGATCGAAGAGTGTCGCACTCCTTGCTGATCTCGGTGTGCATCTCGACCATCTTGAATATTCGTTCCCTGGCTTGGCGCAGTTGCAGGTTCAGCTCCTCGAACTCATTTTCGTAGAGGGCGAGCTGGTGCCGGCAGGTTTCGAGCGGCGTCGGGCATCCGAGCCAGTCGTCGGTGTTTTCGATGTCGGAGGGATCCACGGAAGTGCCTTGCTTTGTGCTGTTTGGATATACAGTAATCGAGGCAGGGAAAGCGGGCGAGGGATATGCGACGAGCTGTAATGAGCGGCTGCTTTCGGCCAAAAGCGGACATTCGTACCGCTAGTCAAATACACTGTCGCGACAATCGCATTCAAATTTGGTGCAAGTGTTCATCGGGAAAAAGGGAGGATTGATGAGTCTTGATCTGTGCTTGGAAGCTGATAGTACGCTCACAATTTTGACATTGAGCAATGCCCTTGAGAATGCTGGTGCTCGAAAAGTCGAGGTAACAGAAGATGGGCTATACGCTGAATTTAGCTCAGGACTTAAATTACGTACCGATGACGCTTTCGGTGACCCCTCGATTTATGCTGAGAATACAATGGGTATCGACTTTCCTGTCGCTGTGCGTTGTACCATCAGAATTAAAGGGCCCGAACCAGAGGGAGAGTCGGCTATGGACGATTTGGAAAAAGTCGCCCAATCAATATCTCAGTCGTGTTCAGCCTTCTTTCTAGTTAGCTTTCAGTTCGAACAAACCATGTACTGGCGGGATGCGACAGGGTTACATCGTCCTTGAGGTCGGTGCCTGCGCGTCGTGCTACAGATATTTTTGAGTGGTGCTTTTCGGACAAAAGCGCCTTTAATTGATGGGCCGCAATTGGCCGAAAGCAGCCGCTCGAGAGGAGGTCGCTGGGATCATTAACTCAGGGGCGTTCTTATCCGTTTTGGTGCCCCCCCCACAGAGTTACTGAGGTGAAGATGACTACGACTGCAAATGAGTAGAGGCCATACCTTCCAACAAATTCGAGCCCCCACATGATCAACAGACCAAGTACGCAAAAGATGCACAGTATTTGGGTGCTGTAGACGATATCAGCAGTCGAAATAGTCTTCATAATTCAACCTCGAAGACTCCTGGCCCTGCTCTTCGAAGCATAGCTGAGCAAGACCAGTGTCCTTCACCAAAAATCGAAGCCGCTCTTTTTTTCCGCCAGCTCACATCACCTACTTCGGCATCAAAACTGTATCGACGACGTGTATGACGCCATTGGACTGCATGACATCGGCGATGGTGATGGCTGCTTTACCGCCTTTAGCGTCCTCCACCCACAATTTGCCATCGTGAAGCCAGACAGTCAGAGGCTCGCCCTGAGCTGTGGTCAGTATGACCTTGCCACCATGCATTTTGGCGTCCCCCATCAGTTGCTTGGCGGTATGAGTACCAGGCACCACGTGGTAGGTGAGGATCTTGGTCAGATCTGCTTTATGCTCGGGCTTGACCAGCGTGTCGACTGTTCCGGCCGGCAACTTGGCAAAGGCCTCATTGGTAGGAGCGAAGACGGTGAACGGACCTTTGCTGTTGAGCGTATCGACCAGGCCGGCGGCTTTGACAGCCGCAATAAGCGTCGTATGGTCTTTAGAGTTGACGGCATTCTCTACGATAGTTTTGTTTGGATACATGGCTGCCCCGCCAACCATCACGGTATCCGCAGCAAAGCTAAGGCCGGTGTTGAGGCATAGAAGGGTAAAGCAGGCAATCGCAAAGCGTTTGATGAGCGTGTGCATGATGCGTCTCCTGGATTATTCGACCCTTCGTATGAGGGGTGACAGATTTACGTAGGAGACTTCAAACTGGATGCACGTCTATAAAAAACTTTCAACCCAGTTTTGATAGGCGCCATTGAGCGGCAGCTTCTGGCCGATAGCTGTCAGTCAGGTGTCATCAATACGGCCAGGGTCATCTTGATGAACTCCTCGTTCTTATCGATCGTCCAGAGTGCGCCGCGGATGTTCTCGGCGACATCGGCCGATCCGCGCTGCTCAACCCAGTTGGACAGTTCCATTATGGCGGCCTCAAGGGCGAGCTGGTTTTCGTTGATCTTGAATAGCAGGGAAGGGAGCAGGTCGGAGTTGGGCATTTTGGTTTCCTTGGCAGCCAAGGAATCAGCGTAGCACCGTGTTACATGAAGAGTGTTTTAACTATTGGCAGGACGCCGGAGAGGGGAAAGTTTTGTAACGCGTTGCAAAAAGTTTTGTAACGCATCGAAAAAAGCCGCTGGAAGTCCAAACCCCAGAAACGACAAAGCCCTGAATAATCAGGGCTTTGTCGTATCAGATATGGCGGAGGCGATGGGATTCGAACTCATGGACCTGTTACAGTCGACGGTTTTCAAGACCGTTGCCTTAAACCACTCGGCCACACCTCCGTTTGCGTTGCGGGCGCCATAATACCTGAATGAAACACACTGTCAAACTCTGTGCATGGCTTGTTACAGAGCGTCTGTTATGATCTTTGCGACTGAACGTTTCAAACCAACAGGAGTGTCGCCATGCGCGAACAGGAT